TACCTACGTTGACTGTGGTTATCAGTACTACCTTGGTCGATTACTCATGGTACCAGAGGAACCCTCGGTCTGGTCGGTAGGTGGCTCAGCATTCCACCGAGCAACCGAACTGTGGGACTTGGAGAATGTATGATACAAGAACTGTGGAATAAAGCATGGACTGAAGAACTTGGTGACACCGACTTAACCAATGCACGTGTTGGCGGTAGGGCCACTAAGTCAAACCCAAACAAAGAGGATGTTGGATTCTGGCAAGAGTCTGGTCCTCGATGGGTTCAGGCCTACATTGATTGGCGTAAAGCCAATACTGATTGGAAGATATGGAAGACACCGCAAGGTGTGCCAGCAATCGAACTCGAGATGTTACCTGAGTTTGCTGGTATCCCAGTCAAGATGATTCTTGATAGGGTCTTTGAAGTGAATGGCGAACTGGTTATCGTTGACCTGAAGACATCACAACAGACACCTTCCAATACACTACAACTTGGCTTCTACAAGATTGGCTTACAAAAAGTCTTTGGCGTAGATGTCAAGTGGGGGACATACTTCATGGCACGTCAGCATGGTGTCTCACCTATGGTCAGTCTCGAACAATACACAGAGGAGAAGCTGGAGTATTTAGTTTCAGGATTTGACAAAGCACGTAAGGCTGGGATATTCTTGCCTAACACAAACAACTGCCAATACAAATGTGGATTGACAGCATACTGTCAGTTCTCAACTAAGATAGGATAACCATGGAAGACTGGAAATTACAAGTCTCATATAAGACACCTGCAGGGGATATGATTAACGTACGTGCTAATACAGCCGACGAACTAAGCGTACTCTTGGAGGGAGTAGGAGACTACTCATCACAAATTGCATCAGTACAAAGATTGGTTGTCGGTGCATATAATGTAGCCCCTTTGGGGACATCTGGTTCAACTCAAGGCACAACGCAATTGCAATCCTCCGCTCCAATCCAGCAGGCAGCAGCATCCGTTGGAGCACCACCGTCCGCGGTAACGCCAGCAGGGACAGCAAGTCCGACGTGCATTCACGGAGCGAGAATCTTCCGACAAGGAGTGAGCAAGACAACTGGGAAGCCTTACGCTTTCTGGGCATGTCCGACCCCACAGGGCACTCCTGACCAGTGCAAACCAGTAAACTAAGTATGACTGAGCGTAGCCATCGAACTTCACCAGAACGGTGGCTACGTTCGTTCTTTATAGAAGGGAATGATGAACCATGCGTACACTTGTCAGAAGCGTTGGTCGTCCCAGTATCGGTGGAGAACCGCTCCCTAGTTGCTTTAAGGCATTCGAGGCGAACAAAATTATCATACGCCGTTCTGAAGTTTCGATGTTTGCTGCTGCACCAGGGGTGGGAAAATCGACACTTGCGTTAGCATTAGCATTGAAGATGAGAGTGCCAACACTTTATATCTCTGCTGATACAAACGCACACACTATGGCTATGCGACTAGCCTCTATGATTTCAGGTAAGTCACAAACAGATGTAGAACAGTTAATGAATGTTGACCATGGCTGGACAAAAGCCACGCTGTCAAGAGGTTCACATATTGTTTGGTCATTTGAATCAGCACCATCGTTGCAAGATATTGATGAAGAGGTGCAAGCATTCGAAGAACTGTGGGGATGCCCACCAGTATTAATTATTGTAGACAACCTAATGGATGTAGCCACTGATGGTGGCGAAGAGTTCGCATCAATGCGTGCGATTATGAAGGAGTTGAAGTATCTTGCTAGAGCAACTAACGCGGCCGTTGTCGTCTTACATCACACATCGGAGGCTGTCCAAGGCACTCCATGCCAGCCTCGAAGCGCTATCCAAGGAAAAGTTGCGCAATTACCCGCACTCATATGTACGCTTGGAGTTGTCGGGACTAGTATGGGAGTTGCGCCTGTCAAGAATCGATACGGCCGTGCAGATGCGGGCGGAGGATTAATGACTTGGGTTGCATTCAACCCTGAGTATATGTTTATAGATGATATTCCAGAGAATGTGTAGGGAACTATGATTAGAGAAGAAGAAGATGATACCACGCAAGACATGCGTGCACTTATCATGCTTGAGATTAAACAAGAGACAGATAAATTAATTCAGAAAATTGAAGATGCAAAGGTCCCTATCACTGATGAGTGGACCGATGGTCTCAATGCTGGCCTGTCATGGGCACAACGCATTCTCCGTAAGGACAAGAGTGCTTCGTAATGACAACACAAAAGTCTCACAAGAGGAGAGGAGCGGGATATGAAATCGATATCACAGAGTGGTTTCGACAACATCAATATGATGCTGAACGACTTGCTCGACGAGGTAGCAAAGATGAAGGAGACGTTGTTATCCGAAGTGATTTCCTTGGAGCAAACATTGGCATCCTTGAATGTAAAGCGCCAGGAGCAAACGGTAAAATTACACTTAGTGGATGGACTAGAGAGGCACAGACAGAAGCAGCAAATTATGCTGAAGCACGTGGCCTGGACCGCAAATCAGTGCTTGCTGGAGTTGTTATCAAAGCCAGAGGAAAGTCAATAGCAGATTCGTATTTAGTACTCAGACTAGGGGATGTGTTTGGTGAATGATTTACCATCAATTAAAGCGGTGCTCGAACACTACGGTGCGACGCTACGACGGGACCACGGGCAAGCTAATCTCCGTTGTCCATTCCACGGAGACAGTCACCAGTCTGGTACAGCAAATCTTGACAGCAACCTCTTCGTCTGCTTTGCATGCGGAGTCCAAGGAAACAGTTTACAAATAATTGCAACACAGGAAGGAGTGAGTATACGTGAAGCAGCGAGAATCGCAGAAGGATTTATTGGGGCAAGCAGTACGCAAGTATCAGGAAAGCATTTATCTGGCCGAAGATTACCTAGCAAGTCGAGGCATTCCAATCGAAACAGCACGTCTGGCGCGATTAGGCGTAGTCGAGGAGCCTGAGACTGGACATGAAGCGTTTACTGGACGTCTTGCAATCCCTTACCTTACCAAAACGGGTGTTGTTGATATTCGTTTCCGCTCCCTTAATCCTGCAGTTGAGCCTAAATATATGGGAATGGTTGGCTCGGATACCAAGATGTATAATGTTCTTGATATCGAACGCGCAGGGGATTGGATTGGAGTTTGTGAAGGCGAGCTTGATACTCTTACCATGTCTCGGTGTATTGGTATACCTTGCGTTGGTGTACCAGGAGCCAACAGTTGGAAGAAACATTACACCCGTCTCCTCGCAGACTTCGAGCGAGTCTTTGTCTTCGCCGATGGCGACCAACCAGGCAAGGAATTTGCAACAAGCCTATCGAGGGAACTACCATGTACTATTGTCAACTTCGCAGACGGAGAAGATGTTAACTCAACTTATATTAAATACGGGGCGGATGCAATCCGAGAGAAAGCAGGACTAACTAATGAAGCCGATTAAACCTTGCCCTGAATGTGGTGAGCAGTTCGAGAATGTCTTTGATGCAACAGACCACTTGCTCGAAGAAGATGAAGACTTTGACCCAGCATTAATCCTACCTAATGGGTATCGCTTGATGATTGGTTCATTACTGCGTTGCATCTATCGCTATGCAGATGAGCCAGAGAAAGTTAAAGATGTTGTTCAGGATACGTACATGACTCTCTTTACTGTTGAGATGGAACCTACCTCAGTTGTTGAAGTCATCGAAGAAATGATTGTCGGTTCCAGTATGGCAGGATTAGATGAAGAACTTAAGCAACTGCTCGAAGGTGGAGAGTGAGGAAGCATGGCAGATTATCAACCATTTGCGGAGCCAAGGTTTTATGGTGACGCAAGTACACATGGAGAACCATCAACTAATTCTAGAGGTAAGAGTTCCAATGTTGAGTTCGCAGTAGATGTAGCATCTACATTTCAGGAACTTGCTGACTTGCTTTTGAGTAAGCATGAAGATTACGGCCCAACTAATATATCACGCAGCCCAGGCGGGCCAATCAATGGCTTGCGTGTGCGTATGTGGGATAAGTTTGCTCGTATTAATAATCTAGTTGATAGTGGCAAAGGGCCACAGCACGAAAGCCTTGAGGATTCCTTCAAGGATATGGCAAACTATGCAATCATTGGGTTGCTAGTACTAAGGGGTAAGTGGCCTAATGACTAACAAAAGTTCCTTTGATTTGGACTTCGGCTATGGCCGTAAAGGTGAAAGACTAGTAGAAGAACTACTGACTGGTGGCAAAACTGTAGAAGTAAAGCGCGATAGAAAGTGGTGGATTACTAACAACCTGTACATTGAGGTTGAGTGTTGGTTCATGAAGTCCCAATCATGGGAGCCGTCAGGCTTAATGGTAACAGAGGCTGCGTATTGGGCATTTGTATTAGAGCAATCAGTATTTATAGTGCCAACGCATATCCTTAAGAAGGGTGTACTTGAGTTGGGAAGAGAAATCTCGTGTGAGATTCCACCTAACAAGAGTAAAGGTTATCTAATAACAGTAGAAGATTTATTGACAATGACACGCAAATACAAGAATGAGAAAGTGGATGATGGACTGGTCACGGATTGAACCTTGGGATTATATGGTAGTCACCGTTGCTGCTGAGTACCATAAAAAGTATAGCATGATTGAACTTGCAGACATCAAGCAGACATTGTATGAGTGGTTTCCATTACACAAGAATAATTTTAACGAATGGGAAAAGCTTGACCCAAGAGAGATGAAGAACCTAATGTATCGTAGCCTTAGAAACTATGCATTAGACTACTGCCAGAAATGGAAGGCTGAGATACTAGGCTACGATGTATCAGACTTATACTACTATGAACCTGAAGTAGTCGAAGCGTTATTGCCATTTGTATTAAGCGGTGACTGGAGTACTACACACAAATTAAATCTTGGTCGTCCAGGAAAACCTAGTGCACCTAATGAAGGTGGAAACTTACAGGCCATGTTGATTGAGATAGACTCAGCATACCACAAGTTGAATAAGGATGAGAGACACTTACTCTTCTTGAGGTATGCCGAGTTTAAGGAGCATGCAGAGATTGCTAGTGAGTTAGAACTACCAAGTCCTGACGCTGCTCGCATGCGCACAACGAGAGCGGTACGCAAACTTGTGCTAAAGATGGGTGGTTATCGTCCATTCCTAGACAAAGATAGACCAGACAATGTAACTGATAAACCAGATGAACTTGTAAGCCAAGAGGACAGTACCGATTCCAATGAATACGGCGAAGATTCCGCTGATAGAGTTGAGTAAATCTCTACTCATCTATTAACTCTTCGTCGAGTTCATCGAACTCGTACTCTTCAAGGTCTGACATATTTGATTCGTCTTCCCATAGATACTCGAACAATATGTCCATGTTGTCTGCGATGCAGTCATCTTCAGACTCATAGTCTTCCCAGTTAGGGACATGTTCTCGTACTATAGCAGTTACTTCCTCTGCTGTCAAATCTTGCATTGCCATTAGTACCCTCCTAAACAATTACTAGAATGTGTATGGATATTAAATTGTACCAGCCATGCCCCTTTGGTGGGGGCATAGAGTTCTGTTTTGCAGGCACCGCAAACTCCGTGCCATTCTTGCCCGAAGAAATCGTACTGCATTTACCCTCCCGTTGAGTAGAATCCAGGACCATTGAACTTAATACCTGGTGCAGTATATACTCGTATCATGGGTAGGTAATGTCCATTACTGCACATTACTTCATACTTTTCATACTCGCTATGCTTGATATTAACTTCTCTAGTTTCACCACAATCAGCGCATTTATATTCATATATTGGCATTGTTATTATCCAATACAAAAGGAGCTGGTGGTGGTTCAGAGTATCTCCAAGGGTCAGGGTCAAAAGACTCTAACATCTCTGATATAATCTGATTACGCTTCTGCTGTTCTACCAATTCGTGTAAGAATTTATAGTCAGATGGCATCGTCGTCCTCACAATCTATAGGTGTTGGTGCTGTTGCTAGTGTACCACACTCAGCACATTCCATGTCAAGAAAGTACATACTAATCTCGCCATCGGCGCTATCGAACATGGTCTTTACATTCCATATCTCGCACCCGCAAGGGCATACTGAGGTTGGTTCACCTCGTATATCCATAGCCTGAGTGTAATCAGGTTTCATTTCTGTTACATGTTTAGCCATTAGTTTTCCTCTCTCTTCACTCGTTTGTGGGTTATCAGTACGACTTCAATTGCATCAGCGCAATCTCTTGGGGTAAGGTGGAAGTGTGTTGGCTTCCGTGTCTTACCCCAATTGGTAGGGAGAGAAGCGACCGTGTTAACTTCACCCACAATAAACTTGTGGCATGAGTCACATACTGTACGCTTATCCTTAGTTATCATTAGTGCCACCCATTTCTCTTAAAGAATGCCCATGCTTTGCATGGTGTTTCATATCTATAGTAGATATAGGCAAGCCCTCGTTCTATCTGTCGTGGGGCAGGTGTGTCAGGGTCAAGTCCTAACAGTTGTGGAATACCACCAGCGTTCTTCCCCATAACTCTGATGTTATTGTATGCTTTAGGATTCCATGCGGATTCCTTGCCCCACAATCTGTTAAGACAGACCCATTGTTCGTCTTGCCATTGTGCTAGTTGGTCTCTAGCATAGGCTTTACTATCCACCTTACTCCACTCAGTTGCGACGCTTTTATATTGTGTGGGTGCATTTGATGAAGGTGTGAATAATAAAAATCCTGCTACCACAAGCAGCAGGAATATTACAGTTTTCATTGAACCATACTCCTAATCCTTAGACCAGTAACTATGCGTTGCTTCCTAAAGGTTGAACCCTTGAAAGTATCTGCCATGTTAATGCGCTCTCCAGGGTGTGTTCCACCCCATATGCCATAGTCTAAGTTCTCTTCCTTCATACCCTCGGCTAGACAATCTAGACGAATCGGACATTTGGTACAAATTGCAATGGCTTCTTTCATATTTTCTAAGCGTTCTTGGAACTTGATGTTTGGGTTCTTGCTACCTAAACGCTTCTCGAATAAGTCACCTGAATCCTCGAACCATAGGTCGGGGTTAGGGTGTGTCGTGCATAATCCTTGCATGATATCTCCTAGTCCTCGTACATTTCGTCGTGCATTCTATCAGGGTCATCCTCATAACATGAGTCATCTTGACTATGGCGTTCGCCACAATCGTCACATCTTTCGTAATCAAAGAACGCTCCGTCGTCCTCTAGTCTAGGTTCAGACATTAGTTGTGCACCCCGTATTTCCAGCAGACTTCCGTTACTGCTTTGATTAGTTCTAATCTAAATTCTTTAATCTTGCTATCACTCATGTTGGCTACATCTTTATCATAGATTGTAGTCTGCCATAAAACTATTCGTTCTGACATTCTATCTCCCATTGTCTCATTGACCATCCGTTGCAATACTTATCTTTGGTTCGTGGGTGCCACCCACTCAAGTCCCATTGTGAAAAGAATTTGTTCATCATCTTATGTGCACACTTGTGACATAGGTGAAACTCAAACTCTTTACTATTTGGGTCAAGGGTATCTACATATTCTCCGTATCCACCTTCAACCCTAAAGGTTAGCATGTTAGGGAAAGTGCCATAGTATTTATCGGCATTAACCACAATGAAACAAGAGTCACACTTTTGTGTGAGATTAGCATTTGTTTCTATGATTTCTGCGCGTGTTGGCTTGCGTGCCATATCATGTTCCCTTCTGTCGTTGGTTAAAATAATTGTGAGCAGTTTAATGACATGCTCAGGTCAGTTGGTTACGCCTCGAATACAGTCGAGACATACCCGTCAAGGCGTGCATGGGTGGTGATGAGACCCTTGCTACCAGTCAGGTGTTTGTAAGTGCCGTCGCCCAGCGACACCCACATTGACTTAGCCTTGAAACGATTTTGTGTGGGCAGAGCCTTCACGATAGTACCACGCTTAGGGTACTCTGAAGATGTGTCTACAGATAGTGCAAGGTATGCTACTTCTGAAGCGAGTGCAGAAATTTCATCTGCGATTTCTTGGATTTGCGTTGCTGACATGTGTTACCTCTCGTTGGTTGGTTGGTTATAGTGTTGCATCGAACAAGTCATAGTTCTTGTAACTTGTCCAATTCTTATCGGGTGTGTAGCATAGGCAGTCTATGATACTAGTATCACAGTCGTAGCATATCTCACACATAGTGCAGTAGTATGGGTTCTCATACATATCTACAAGTGCTTCGCAATTAGGGCAGATGTCTATCATCTCTCCACCTTCATCTTGGTAGTAATGTTTTAGCGCATAGTCATAGGCTAGTTGTTCTGCCTTGTCCATAGTGCGAGTGGTACTAGTGGGAGACTCCCACATACTAGTAGTTGGCTGTGTATAGATGGTACGCTTATGCGACTGATTACTCCACCATATACCATTGTTGTCCCATGTACCTAAGTCCTCATTGACTAGATAGATTTGGTGTTTGGCACTAGGGTCTAGGGTTAGGATACATATCTTGCTACCACTAGCCCACTTACTTACCATAGTCCATACTGTGTCGTCATCTAGTATGGATACGCCACCCATAAGGGGCAGGGTATCCTCTGCAAATACACGCGTATCACTACGCTTGTCTGCCTTGTCAATGGTAACATCTAATATACCATTGTGTGCAAGATATGTCAAGTCGCTACCACCTACTTGGAAGGGGTGGCAGTTGGCTTCGTTCTTGACACCATGCGTTGCGTACCTAGCATGCCACATAGCATACCCGTTAGGGTATTGCTTGCGTAATTCTAGGAATCGTGCAATAGATTTCTTGGCAGACATACTACGCTCTGATATGATTTTATCATCAGCGATAATGGCGAAGCCGTAACCATGTGGGTTACTACATGCGCCGTTGTGTAAGTCTGTCTTGGTTGGTGTGCTATTAGGTTCACACACCACAAGGATACACATACATCACCTCATGCGTTCTCTAGTGTTGGTTGGTTGATATTGACACTCTCTATCTTGTCGAGTCGAGAGTATAAGTCGGGATATAGTCCGTTGTTATCGCGTACATAATCAGCGAACCATGCCCAATCTAGCGCACCTAACTTGACATCATCAAGTCGTAGTGTTCTAGTATATTCTACCATAGCCTGTGCTAAGTCAAGCGCAGATAGAATGGTGCGTGTGTTCATAGTACCACGAAAGAACCTAAGTTCTATGGTTTCGCGGTTCTGTGTATTGACGGCAGAATAGCGTTCGCTATGGAACTTCTGCGGATTACCGACCTTGTGCTTGAGTGAGCGTGTTGGTCTGTCGTATTCGTCAAAGGTATAGATGTCGTTGAAGCGAGCATAGTCTGACTTGCGACCTGCGAACTTCATCATCTGTGGTGCATTGGAATACACTAGTGAGATGAATCTGTGCAGGTGAGCACCACTACTGAAGCCCGCCCTACTGATATGGATATGCAAGCCACAGGACTTGGTATCCCATGACCTAGCGTTGTAATCGGTGCGTAGTGTGTCTATGGTCTGCCATAGTATATCACTATGCTCACGATATTGCAAGTGAGTATGTGGTTGAGTTACAATCTCGAACCCGTCATACCCGTCACGACCAATACTGCCGTCATGCTTGATGATACCTAGATTATTACTTGCAAGCGAACGGCTAGTGAACTCTGCCGCTTCTTGCATTAGGTGGTGTGCCTGTATCTGTGTCTCTAACTCGAAGCCCATATACAGGTTGCGATTAGACTCACCATGAAATACAAGCGTTGGCTTGCATGAATAGTCATGGATAATCCTGCGACAACGGCAGTTGCTATGAATAACGCGTGGAGAATTGTGGTTTGTGCCACAATGGTCGCAATCGTTTCCGTCACGCGACCATACATCACAATCATCACAATACCATGCGTTGCGTTCTGTGCAATCTTCACACCATGTGTCACCTTCTACATCAGCGTAATTGCCGTTACTACTGTATCTTGTGTCACATGACTCGCACCAAAAGGTGTAGTTCTCGGCACAATACTCGCACCATGACTCATTATCTACTGAACATGTGTCATCATTGAGAACTGCGCTATTGCAACGCTCACAGTATGACCCGCAACTGTCACAGAAGAAGTTACTTCCGTCACTTATCGCTTCGTCATTGGTTACTAGTCCGTCACAGGATTCGCACCATACTGTGCAATCTGCACATGCAATTTCGCCGTCATTGAACCTGCGTTCGTCACCTTCATCTATCGTGTTGTCGCATAGCGAGCATACGATAGGTTCAATTTCATCTGACATACTTACTCACCCCCTCTCCTGTATGATATTGGGTGAAGTATAGCACCTTGCTATACTCTTGTCAAGTCTAAAAGTGCGTTGCTAATCTTGGAGCGCAAGTCTGCAATTTCAAGTTCAAGTACCTTGAACCCGTTGCGCTTGTGCCCTTCTTGGGCTTGGCGTAGTGCCATGCGTACGACTTCGACTTCTCTCGGAGTCAAGTCTAATAGTAGGTTATCGCTCATGGCGATTAAGTTGTAGTTGCAGGTATTCCACCCTGCGGGTAAGTTTCGCGTTAGCGATAGCGGTGGTGATTACTAGGGTCATGGAGACCGATAGTAATATGATTATTGCGAACATATCCCATTGAGTCACTTTGCTTGTAACCCTTTGAGTCGTGTCTGCTTGGTGGCAGGTTGCCACTCGGTAGCGATTAGATTCGCTTGGAATAGTGCCTTAGCACTCTCTCGCGCTTCCAACCACTCATAGGCGCGTACTTCTGCCATGATTCTCTCGGTTGGTGTCATCACCTTACCTTCCGTTCAATATGCCATAGTATAGCATAGACTCGACTAGGTGTCAAGTCGTGCCACGCAGGGTCGTGAGCCCATGTAGCCTATCGCTAGGCGTGGCGTATCCTACTTGTCGTGGATATTAAGATTAAGGGTGGGTGCGGTGTCGGCGGTAGCCAGTTTCGCCACTATTGCAAGTGCGGTAGTGTCGTCTAGCACAGGTAGTACGCGTTCAACCTTAGCGCGATTACTAGTCACCCTGCCGTTGCGAGTACGCTTATAGGCGCGCCCGTTAGGGGTGTCATGTAGTCTCCAACCACGCGAGCCTAAGCGGTTGCTAGTGGCGCGTGTCGTGAGTGCGGTAATGCCGTTGAAGTGCGTGTCTATGCTATTACGACTCATGCGAGCCGTAGTCATATCGTCTCCCTTCGACATGGTATCTCCATGTCTAGTGCGCTAATCGGTAGCGAGCCGATATGATACCATAGTATCTAGCGCGTGTCAAGTTTCAATCGGTTATGGTAGTGATACCCATGAGCGACTCACTTTTACTAGGTAACTAGTCTAGCATAACCGATATTCACTTGTCAAGTCTAGGGATACTCCCTGCCCTAGTGGGATGAACTTTATACTTGTTCATTAAGTTGGTTGAAAGTATAGCCTACTTTCAATCGCTTGTCAAGTTTCGCAATCTCGGCGTGTCGTGGTGACTTGCCTATTTTGCTTGACTTGATAGGAGAATTAAACCATGAAACGCCACGCTTGTCAAGGGTACAATTCGGACATGTTGGACATTGGCTATGTGATTTAGGTCACACCCTGCAAGGGTGAGAATATCTACACAATAAGGATATACTAGACATAGCGGGCAACTTAGACTATTCTGACATTTATATTTAATTTATTCTTATGGGGCGAAACGGACATTTAAGACATGGGGGATAGTCGGTATATCCCTAAATCTATTTATCCCTAAATATACATATCACTTTGTCGATAAATAGATAAATCTACAAGTCGATTTGTCGATATTTGACCCTAGTGCTTAAAAATTTGTTCAGAAGCGCGTATATAGTGTCCCAAAATAATTTTCTGTTATATAATATATAGGGGGCTAATATAGGCCTGACCAGGCCTTTTATACTATTTTAAAAAATATTTAGTCAGAATATGTTCGTTTTACCCGTTTGAACGGGTTATCTTATATGTAAAGTATTACATATACGGAGTCGCTCCGTTTAAGACTCCGCGACTCCTATAATATATTATATATAAGATATAGTGGGTGATTTATACCGTTAGTCAGGTAGCGTTATTCTGACGATACTGACAGGAGTATAACGTAATGGGACGCAAACCAGGCAAACAGGATATACCTAAAGGCGCGACC